CCCTTGAGGGGGCGTCAACCCTAACATTCGCGACCGCAGGTTTTGCGCTTGGTGATGGGTTAATTCAGGCGACATCCGCACTGCCGTTCACCGCGTCAGGAGACTTGAGCGGAAGCAGCGCCGGGGCCGATTTGGTTGGAGCTACATCGCTAACATTCGCCACGACCGGCACGGTCATTACTTCGGCAGAAATTTCCGGCGCGTCATCGTTGACATTTTTTGTTAGCGCATCACTACCGCCATCACAAATTGCAGCTATTCCTGACAATACAACACAAATTGTAACAGTTGGATTTCTACTTTTAAGGTAAATTAACATGGGTGATTTTAAAGCAGTTGAAAAGGATTTGACAGACTTTAGACTTGGTTTAGTCGAAAACCAACAGAAGCTTGACAAAGCCCAGTACGATGACTTAACCAAAACGGTTGCAAAACTTAGTACAGATGTAGCACTAATTTCTTCGGACTTGAACAAAGTTCTAACTTTTTCCAAGATGATTCTTGGGGGTATTGCCTTAGCCTTTGTTACAGCTTTGTGGAAACTGGTAACAAAAGGAAACTTGGGCACATGACCTTAATAGAGAATATTGTTATTTTCTGTACTACTTTTCTTATATTTTTCAAGTTGACTAGTTAATGTCCAGAATCACGCCAAGAACTAATTTATCCAAAACTCAGTTTGAGGATAAGTTTAAACAAGTTAGAGAACTGGCGGAATCTGATCTCGTAGCTTTTATCAAGCTTGTTCATCCTCAAAGAGTATTGGCTCCTATACATAAGGAAGTTATTCGTTGGTGGACAAGACAAGACGCCAAGAGTCATCAGCTTCTTTTACTCCCTCGTGATCACGGTAAGTCTGCTCTTGTTGCTTACAGAGTAGCTTGGGAGATTACCAGAGACCCTACATTAAGAGTTCTCTATATTTCTTCTACGTCTAACCTAGCTACCAAGCAGCTAAAGTTTATCAAAGATATTTTTACCTCTGATATTTACAAGCGTTATTGGCCTTTAATGATCAATGACGAAGAAACCAAAAGAGAAAAATGGACAGAATCAGAAATCTCTGTAGACCATCCACTTCGTAAGAAAGAGGCTATTCGAGACCCTACAATCTTCACCGCAGGTCTAACTACCGGGATTGTTGGTCTTCACTGCGACATTGCAGTAATGGACGACGTTGTTACCGGACAGAACGCCTATACCGAAGAAGGCCGGGAGAAGGTCAAAGCTCAGTATTCACTACTTGCGTCAATTCAAGGTGCCAATGGGCGAGAATGGTCAGTAGGCACTAGGTATCACCCCCTTGACCTCTACCACGATATGCAAGAAGCTCAGGTGGACATTTACGACGAAGACAGTCAGTTTAACGGTACAGATCCTCTCTACGAAGTTTTCCAGCGTGCTGTAGAAGACATTGGTGATGGTACTGGTAACTTTCTTTGGCCCAAGCAACAGCGGTCAGACGGTAAGTCGTTTGGCTTCGACGCACAGGTTCTAGCAACTAAAAGGTCACAGTATCTTGACAAAACACAGTTTAGAGCCCAGTACTACAACGACCCCAATGACACTGGAACAGCCCCAATCACTAGGGATATGTTTCAGTACTACGACCCAAGATTTATCAGGAATGAAGGTCTTAGTACTTACTACAAAGACCGGAAACTTAACGTCTTTGCCTCTATTGACTTTGCCTTTAGTACAAGACAAAAAGCAGACTACACATCTATCGTAGTTGTCGGTATTGATTTTGAAAATAATATTTATGTCTTAGACATCGACAGATTCCAAACAACTAAGATCAGTGACTATTTCCAACGTATTTTAACTATGTACCAAAAATGGTCATTTAGAAAATTAAGAGCAGAAGTAGTTAGCGCCCAGCGTATTATCGTAGAAGACCTAAAAGACAACTACATTCGTAAATACGGTCTCCTTCTTGTAATTGATGAACACGCGCCCAACAGACACGTAGGTAACAAGCAAGAACGTATGGAAGCTGCTCTACAGCCCAGATACGCCAACGGTCAAATCTGGCATCAACGGGTTGGTCCTTGGGTACTTCTGGAAGATGAACTAGTCTCTCAAAACCCACCACACGACGATATTAAAGACGCTCTAGCTTCTTGTATGGACATTTTAGTAAAACCTGCTGTAAAGAATGATGGTCCACAATTCGGCCAAGTAAGCAGCTTTGTTGATCAACATAAACTTTATCATCCTAGGTTTGGAGGAATCCATTAATGTCATTAGGAACAACTATTGACCTAGAAAATGTCATTGACCCAGAACGCAAGGCAAATGAGATTGCCCGTAAATGGGTCGAGTGGGACATGGCCAAGGCAAACATTAAAAAGAACTGGTTAGAAGTCAGAAACTATGTATTTGCTGTAGACACTACCAGCACTACAAACTCTAAATTACCTTGGAAGAATAAGACTACAACTCCAAAGCTTACACAAATTAGAGACAATCTACACGCCAATTATATGGCGACTTTGTTCCCAAAGCGTAGGTTTCTAAAGTGGGAAGCGTCTTCACAGGCTGCTGCCAGCAAGGAAAAAAGAGAACTTCTAGAAAATTTTTCTTTTACCCTTACATCTCATCCAGAATTTAAGAACACACTGGAAGATTTGCTTCTGGATTTTATTGACACTGGTAATTGCTTTGCAATACCAGATTGGAGAGATGAGAACGTAGAGTCTGCCGATAGAGTTAAGTATGGTTACGTAGGCCCTATTCCCAAGAGAATCTCACCCTACGACATTGTGTTTAACCCTACCGCTGCTAACTTCCGAGACTCCCCAAAGATTATTCGTTCTATTGAGTCTTTTGGTGATCTGGAAAACAAACTATCTCAGTGGTCCAAGACAGCAGACGAAGCAGAAATTGCCCGAAATGTTCTGTCCAAGATGGCTCACTACCGTAACAAATCATACGGTGTTGAAGGGTTTGTAGAGAAAGACACAGCCTACCAAGTAGACGGTTTTGAATCTTTCCATCACTATCTAAGCTCCGGTATGGTAGAGCTTCTTTACTTCTATGGTGACTATTACGATCCCGAAGAAGGTAAGTTCTACAAGAACAAGAAGATTGTCGTAGCTGACCGTTGCCATGTTGTATACGAAGCAGACGATCCTTCACCACTATCCAAGCCACCAATCTTTCATGCTGGTTGGCGTAAACGTCCAGACAACCTCTGGGCAATGGGTCCACTAGAAAATCTGGTTGGCCTACAGTACCGAATTGACCACGTAGAAAACGTCAAAGCTGACGTGTGGGACCTAGTAGCCTTCCCCGTAATTATGAAGAAGGGCTACGTAGAAAAGTTTGAGTGGAAGCCTTTTGGTGAAATTGTAGTAGACCAAGATGGTGACGTTCAGATTCTATCCCCGGATGCACAAGCACTCAATGCTAACCTAGAAATCAATGTTCTAGAGCAGCGTATGGAAGAGATGGCCGGGGCTCCTAAGGAAGCTATGGGTTTTCGTACTCCGGGTGAAAAGACCATGTACGAAGTCCAGCGACTAGAAAACGCTGCTTCCCGTGTATTCCAAGCCAAGATTGCCTTGTTTGAGGAACACGTTATGGAGCCGTTGCTAAACTCCATGATTGTTATGGCTATCCAGTATGGTGTAGACACTCAAATTAAAACTATCGACCCTGAGTTCGGTGCTGAAATCTGGCGCTCTATTTCTACAGAAGACCTAGCTATTCCCGGTCGTATTAGGCCAGTGGCAGCTAGACACTTTGCAGAAAAAGCTCAGCTTATCCAGAATATCAACACTTTCTTCTCATCTCCAATGGGGATGGACCCATCAGTTAAAAGACACTTCTCTGGTCTTCGTACTGCTCAGATGATTGAAGACCTACTAGAACTCAGAGACTACGAACTACTAGAACCCAACATTGCCATTGCCGAAGAAACTGAGGCGACCAAGTTGGCAGCTAACGCTCAAGAGGATGTCTTTGTTATGCAGCAGACTCCTTCTCCTTTTGAACCCCCTAATCTACCTCCGGTTGGCTAATGGATAAACTTAACATAACTGAAGAGTGGTTCTACGAGGCTAGGGAGGGTCAAGAGCGGCAACAACGCTACGATACGGTAGCTAGTAACTACAAATCACTAGAGGTCCTGTACGGGCTTCTAGAGCGCCGCAAAGAGCTATTAGTTCGTAAGCAAATGGACCAAAAGAATTATGAACTGCCATCGTGGGCTTACCTACAGGCAGATATTAATGGGCAGATCAAACAAGTGACCGAACTTATTAATCTGCTTAAATTTGTCAAAGATTAACAAGGAGCCACGACCGTATGGCAAATGAATCTAGTGTATTTGAAATTAACGACAGCGATCTAAACTTTGAACCAACCCAGACAGAAACCGTAAATGGTGATGCTCTTCTAGAGACTTTAGTTGGAGAAGGTAAGAAGTATAAATCACAAGCTGACCTAGCACAAGCTGTCTTTTTCAAGGACGCACATATCAAAAAGATTGAGGAAGAGAACCGCGCTCTTCGCCAGTCAGCTACAGAGACCAAGACTGTAGACCAAATACTACAAGCCCTCAAAAGCACGAACGGTTCCCAGAGTACGGTACATGACAGTGTACGCGATAATCAGAACGTCGACGCCAATACCGCCCCAGTCGCCTCTGTAGAAGAGGTCTCTCGTAAAGTACTGGAAGCACTAGAGGCAAAAACCGAAGCCAAAAAGCAGGAAGAGAACCTCAGCAAAGTAAAAGCTGCCCTTCTTTCCAACTTTGGTGCTGATTTCCCAAATGTCCTAGAAACAAAAGCTACTGAACTAGGTCTTGATAAACCAACCATTGATATGATGGCTAAAAAGACCCCTCAAGCACTTCTTAAACTTCTTGACGTAAAAGCCAATGTTAACACTGGTCCAGCCCCTAATTCTGCTTCTCGTATTACAGAAGCTACAGCTGGTTTAAATCCAGAAAAGAACGGTGCGTATTACGCCAAGCTAAGAAAGACCAATCCAAATCTTTATTGGTCCCGTGCTATTCAAAATGAGATTGTTCAACAGGCGGAGCGTCTAGGGCAAAAGTTTTACACATAACAACAGGAATTAATACATGACTTTTGCAACAACTACCGCAACTCCCGGTCACGTAATCCGTTCGCAGGTTTGGTCCTCACAGCTTAAGGAAGTCTTTGAAGACGACCTAATGGCGCTGAAGTACGTAGACTTCCTTTCTGGATTCCCTGACGGTGACCAATTCAACATTGCTTCTCTTGGCCAGATGCAGGTTAACGACTACGCCGAAGGTCAGGCAGTAAAATACTCTGGCTTCGATACTGGTCAGTTCACCTTTACCATCACTGAGTACAAGTCAATCGCTACTCCGATTACCAAAAGGATGCTTCAGGATTCATTCCTAGCTTCCCAGATTCAGGGTCAGTTCGTCCCAAAGATGCGCCGTGCTCTTGACAAGGTGATGGAAACAGACATCCTTAGCCTTGGTCCAGAAGGCCAGACTACCGCTAACCTTAACGTAATTAACGGTGCAGACCACCGCTGGGTTGGTTCAGCTACTAATGAAACTATCGCTGTTGACGACTTTGCTCGCGCCAGCTACGCTCTACGCAAGGCCGAAGTTCCAATGAACAACCTTGTTGCCATTGTTGATCCTTCTGTAGCTTACGCCCTAGAAACCGCAACTAACCTCACAAACGTGTCTAACAACCCCAAGTGGGAGGGCATTATCCGCGATGGCATTACAACTGGTATGCAGTTCCGTATGAACGTTTATGGTTGGGACGTGTATATCTCTAACAACCTTAAGACTATTGGTGCTGAAACCATTGATGGTAGGACTACCACAACTGGTGTTGCTAACCTCTTTTTCTCTGCTGACCAGTCTGCTCTACCCTTCGTAGGTGCTGTACGTCAGGCCCCTGTTGTAGAATCAGAATACAATAAGGACTACCAGCGCGAAGAGTATGTTATGACCACTCGCTATGGTCTCAAGCTCTATCGTCCAGAAAACATGGTTGTTGTTATTACTGACACCGATCAGGTCTAACTTTAAATAAAGGATTATAGATATGGGTACTTGGACAAACGCAGACGGTCTATACATTAAGTATGGTGATGATGAAGCAAGACAGGCTCTTGGTGGTCATGTAACTCAGGATGGTGGTGTTCACTCTCTTGAATTTCTAATTAACGCCCCGGACTTTAATGCTCTAACTAATACCATTCTAGGTGACGGTGTTTTTATCCCTAGCAACGCCTTCATTATCAGTTCTAACTTCTATGTTGAAACTGCATTTGTTGGTGCTACAGCTACAGTAGACTTCGGTCTAGTTCGTAAGAACCGTACAACTGAAATT